TACTTGAAGCTTCAAAAAATCATAATGTTTCTAGATTTATTTATTCTAGCACATCATCTGCTTATGGTAGAAAAAATTATAGTATAGCTTACAAACTCTTAAACAAACCCTGCGAATTAAGAGAAGACATGCCAAGAGACTGCCTTAATCCGTATTCCGTCTCGAAGGTCGCGGCAGAAGATTTATGTAAAATATATTACTCTTTATGGGGGCTGAACACTATTACGTTTAGATACTTCAACGTTTACGGGGAAAGGCAACCAACCAAAGGTAAATATGCTCCAGTTTTAGGTTTATTTATTAAACAAAAAAATGAAAACAAACCGATGACAATCGTGGGAGATGGAAAGCAGCGCAGAGATTTCACCCATGTGAGTGATATCGTAAACGCCAATATACTAGCTATGGAATCTGAAGACCTCTCAAAAATATCAGGTGAAGTTTTCAACGTTGGGACAGGGCGTAATCATTCTATTCTTGAAATAGCTAAAATGATTGGTGAAGAAGTAGAGTATCTACCACCAAGGCTAGGTGAAGCTCAAGAAACTTTAGCCGATATTCATAAGATTTCTAGTCGTTTAGGCTACAAGCCCGTCGTTAAACTAGAAGATTGGGTCTCTAAAAACAAATGAAGGCCATTGTAGTTGGTTGTGGTATAAGTGGTATAGTATCCGCCATCCTTTTAAAAGAAAAAGGCTATGAGGTAGAAATATTTGACACTAGAAGTCACATTGGCGGAAACTGCTACGATCACGAAGTAGAAGGTGTGAGAGTGCATAAATATGGACCGCACGGATTTCACACAAATAATGAAAATGTTTGGAGCTTTTTAAATAGATACTCTAAATTTAATGACGTTTGCTTAAAGGCGAAAGCCAACACTAAAGAAGGGGTAATCCCTATACCCTATTCTCCTGAAACTGAAAAAATAATAGGATATAAAACCCCAGAAGAAATACAAGATTTAATATTTAAAGATTATAGCGAAAAAATGTGGGGAATACCTTGGGAAGAGCTCCCAAAGTCTATAAGCGGCAGACTCCCCAATAAAAGAGAAGACCCAAGTGAATGTTTCCACCTAGATACCTATCAAGGTATACCTGAGAACGGATACACTAGTATGTTTAAAAACATGCTCAACTCAATTAAGGTTAATTTAAATTGCAAGCCTAAAGACTACCAAAACAAAAAATATGATATTTTAATTTATACTGGTAAAATAGATGAGTTTTTTGATTATTGTTATGGGTGGCTAGAATACAGGTCTTTAAAAATACAATTCGAAACAGCTAAACCAAGACCAGACTTATTTCAACTGAATGAATGCAACAACTGGAACCCTTGGACAAGAAGTGTTGACCATTCTCATTGGCACAAGCAGAAACTTAATCAAACTGTAATCTCTAGGGAATACCCATGCGAGCACGATAAAAATAATTTACCATTCTACCCTAAACCCTTCGGAGGTAACCCAGAAAAATATAAAAAATATAAAAAAATTGCAGATAGACTAAACAATGTTATTTTTGTTGGTAGGCTTGCAACTTATAAATATTTAGATATGGATGATGCAATCGCTCAAGTTTTCACTAAATTAAACAAAATATGAAAAAAATTATAATCACAGGTATACTTGGTCAAGACGGCTCGAACATGGCGGAATACCTTCTGCTCAAAAGTGATTTAAATTGCAAGGTCTACGGGATGATGCGTAGAAGCGCTAACCCTAATTTCATTAATACTAAAAAATTTGAAAATCATCCTAATTTTGAATTTGTATACGGCGATTTAACCGATGAAATTAGTATTGACAATCTAGTTAAAAAAATACAACCAGATTATTTTATTAATTTTGCAGCTAATTCTTTTGTGGGCTGTAGCTGGGACATGCCGTTACAAGTAATGGATACTAACGCTGTTGGTGTTTTAAGATGTCTTGAGTCAATTAAAAAATTTAAAAAAGATTGCAGGTTTTACAGCGCTGGGAGCAGCGAGGAATGGGGGGATGTTGATTATTCGCCGCAAGACATTACGCATCCAATTAAACCCAGAAGCCCTTACGGGGCATCTAAAGCTGCCGCAAGACACCTAGTAAAAGTTTACAGAGAATCATACGGAATGTACGCGGTTCACGGGATACTTTTCAACCATGAAGGCACTAAACGCGGCGAAGAATTTGTCACCAGAAAGATAACAAAAAATGTAGCTAGAATTAAAAAAGAAATACAATTTTATCTTGAATCTGGTAGGCAAAGCAGAATCACCCCACTTGAATTAGGCAACTTAGACGCTAAAAGAGATTGGAGCGACAGTGAAGACTTTATGGAAGGGGTGTGGCTTATGCTGAATCAAGACCCAAACAACATAAAAGACTATATACTTTCGAGCGGCGAAACACACTCTATAAGAGAGTTTGTTGAAAAAGCTTTTAGTTATGCGGAGATACATGGAGTCTGGAGCGGAGACGGTTTAGAAGAAAAATTTCTTTTAAATTCGAAAGGCGAGCAAGTGACTTTATTAAAAATAAATAAAGACTTCTTTAGACCAGCAGAGGTCGATCTTCTGCTCGGTGATTCGAAACCAATAATGAAAGAACTTGGATGGAAACCTAAAAATTCTTTTTGCGATTTAGTCAAAAAAATGATACAACATGACTTGAATGAGTGATGAAAAACAATTTAGCGTTGGCAGAAAAATCGTATCATCTAAAACAGGTAAACCTCCGTTCATACGTAATAAATATCAAGTTTTAATTTGGCAGTTAATTAAAAACCCAAACGATTTCTGCCATATAGAGTGGTCGAGAGAAACTAAAGCCGCAAAGCTATTATACTTTCAATATCCTGATATTAATTTCTGGAGACAGCTAGATTTAGGTTTTTACTTAAACTCTTTAAACTTTTTCAACAAATCAGATGGTTTAAGAAAATTAAGAGAAGCTATAGATGAGTATGAACTATCCAAAAAGGTTAAGTTCTCAACAAAAGAAAAGGAAAAAACAGTAGAAGACCTTGATACCTTTCATAAAGAAATCAAAACCAAAAAACAGGATTTAAGATACGGAGACTTTTTTAAGCATGGCAAAAAAACAAAATAAAGTAAAAATATGTCTTTGGACTCACGTTCAAAACGAAGCTTCTGTTATCGAAAAGATGCTCGAAACAGCGGTTGACTATATAGACTATTGGGTTCTTGTAGATAATGGGTCAACCGATGGAACCCAAGATATAATTAAAAACTTTTTCGAAAAGCACGGTGTTGAAGGTAAGCTTTACCAAAGTAAAATCGGCTGGAAAGGTCATGGCATCAATAGACAGCATTCATGGGAATTCTTAGAAAACACAGATCACGGGTGCGATTATATTCTAAGGATAGACGCAGACGAAGGCATTTCAGTGGATGAGAATTTCGACTGGTCAATTATCCCATCCCAAGAAGCGTGGTCTATAATTTACCAATCTGGTAATCATTGTGTTCCTAGAATGTGGATGTGGAAATGGGGTTTGCCTTGGTACTGGGCTGACGACGTAGCCCATGAAACTATCCACTTAAAAGACGGAAGGCAACCCGATCAACCTAAAAACATGCCTATAGGTTTTAAGCATATAAATATAGGCAAAGGCAATAGCTACGAAAATCCTATAAAATATATACAAGATGTTTTAAAGCTTGAAAATCAATTACATGAAAGATTTAGAGACGGTAGCTCTTTAGAAAAAGAAAGGTATCATTTATTTTATTTATGCAAATCTTTCAATTATACAGGATTCTCGTTAAATAATGAAGATTGCTATAAATACTTTCCATACGGGAAAAAACAGTTGAAAAGCTTCTTAGAAAAGGGTATATTCTACTACGACAGATTCTTAGAGTCTTTCCAAGACAGCGGTGAACGCTGGTATACTCTACACTTAAAAGCTCAATTATTCGAAAGATTAAATTTAGCTCAAGAGGCTCTAGATTGCTATAAAGAGTCTTACAATTTAAGGCAAGACAGAGCAGAGTCTTTATTTAGAATTTTTAATTATTATTATTACAAAAAAGAATGGGAATCAGCTTTTAAATACGGACTTAAACTAAAAAATTTAAAATGCCCTATTGAAACAGACGCATGGCAAGTGGAGCTAGATAATTACTATGAAAATAATTGGCAAATAAGAGATTGCTTTGCGGTAACATTAGAGAGAATTGGCTCTCAGCTAAAAAATACAACTTTACTGGAGGAATCAAAATCTATATTTGAATCTCTAAAAAAAGAGCTTAAATTCGACAAAGATGAAGTAGACAGATTAGACGGGAATATAAAATATATACAAGGAAAAATTAATGAGAAAAAAGAAAACTGAAGCTGCTGGCAATTTTACAGCCCTAGATCAAATTGAAGCTTATTTAAAAGCTAACCAATCTGATCACTATAATTTTGAAGAGCAAAGAGATTACACCGTTTCAAGTGGAAGCTTAAAACTTGATATCGAAATGGGTGGAGGAATTAAACCAGGTGTCATTAGAGCATCTGGAGTCACAGAAGGCGGTAAAACTTCTTGCGCGTTATCTTTCGCTAGAAATTTCCAGAAGATGGATAATTCTATGATTGTCTACATAAAATCAGAAGGCAGACTTTCAGAAGAAATGCTTGAGCGCTCTGGGGTAAACACTGATCCAGATAGATTTTTTATTTATAAGTGTAATATTTTTGAGTCTGTAATTGATTTAATTAGGCAGTTAGTACACAACAACCCTAACGATACTCGATATATGTTTATCGTTGACTCTATGGACGCTCTAGTACCAAGAGGTGACCTAGAAAAAGGCTCTGATGAAGCCGTAAAAGTTGCGGGCGGTTCGTTGCTCACTTCCGATTTCCTTAAAAGAATGGCTTTGTCTTTCGCGAGTAAAGGGCACATTTGCTACATGATTTCTCAGGTAAGAAGCAATATAAAAATAAACCCATACGAAAAAGGTGACCCACAAATCACAAACGCTTCTGGCGGTAACGCTGCACTTCATTACAGTGATTGGATTCTAGAGTTTCAGCCAAGGTTTAACAAAGATTTGATATCAACACAACCAAACGGCAAAGGGGAAGTTCTTGGTCATTGGTGTAAAATTATATTTAGAAAAACCGCCAATGAAAAAACTGGCGTAGAAGTCAAATATCCCATTCGATACGGAAGAACGGGCGGTAAAAGTATTTGGGCCGAATATGAAGTGGTAGAGATGCTGCAAATGTTTGACCTTGCTCAAGCTAAAGGCGCTTGGGTAACTATAAACGATGAGATTATTGAAGAGGTCAAAGAAAAGCTTAATTTAGAGTTTAAAAAGCAACATCAAGGCGTAGACAATCTAAGAAAATACTTTGAAGAAAATAAAGAAATAGGTAAATACTTATTTAGCAAATTTATTGAAGTATTGAAAAAGTCTTGATTTAGATTCAAAAAAACAGTGTAATATACTTTGAGGGGGCGTACTGGTATCGATTTAATATCAGACGCTAAAATAGCAAGTCAAGGATGATAGTTGGCCTTGTAAAAATCTATCTAGGTATTCAACTGCCAAAACTGAAGTTGATATGGCTCCTTCCCTAGCTGAAGCTGACGCGATTCTCGCTAAGTTCGGTTGGGCTGAAGAGGCTGCTGTAGCTGCGTAAGCTACCCGTCCTACTCTGGATGCTCGTTAAGGAGCTAGGGCGTCGATAACGAGCAAAAAAAGCTAGGAATGAGATGGTCTAGTCTAAATAAAGAGTCTCAAGCCTCGTGTGTAGGTGTTAGTGACGAAGCACGGGCGTATAACACTGACTAAACTTGTAGAAATTTAAGTTAACGGTATTAAAGACAGGGGTTCAACTCCCCTCGCCTCCACCAATTTTATGAGACTGTACAATATTTATGGAAACCTTCAAAATAAAAATGTTTCTAGATTCCTTATAAAATGGGATTCTAAATCAAGATCAAAATTACAATTTAGAGCTAAACAATTTTTCAAAACCGTTTGGGACGGCCAAATAGTTTATGAAGAATTTCCTGTTTTTGGGTCAAGAATGAAGGTGGATTTTATGAATTTCACTAAAAGAATAGCTATTGAAGTAAATGGGGCTCAACATACAAATTTTAATAAATTTTTTCATAATAATTCCAGAATGAATTATTTAGAATCAATTAAAAGGGATCATGAAAAATCCTTGTGGTTAGAAAAAAATAGTTTTACACTGATTGAACTTTATCAAGAAGATGTTGACGAGCTAAGTGAAAAGTTTTTTAATGAAAAATTTGGAGTAAAAATTTAATGAAAAAAGATTCATGTGCAGATACAGAGATGAACGTGCTGGCTGGCATTATTTGTCACACTGACGAGCTTGTAAAATGCAGAAGCGTTCTTCATAGAGATTTATTTGATTTTTTAGAGAACAAAAGAATATTTGATCTTACAATTGAGACCTTTGAAAACGACAGAAAGGTCTCTCTTGCAACCTTGTGCACTAAACTTCAAACGCTTGGTTGGACCGACAAAAAAAATAGACCCTTAGATAAATACTTAGAGGCTATATGCCAGTGCCCACCAAACGAAGAGGACGTTCAAGAGTTTATATATCAGCTTGTCGATTTACACTACAATAGGAAAGGTAAGAAAACCCTTAAAAATATTGAAGATGTATTTAATCAAGATTTAACTTTAGCTGAAAAGTATGATGAAATAAATAAAATTTACACGGACGGTATGAGAGTTCCAGTGTCTGGGACTTCTAAGCCTGTAAAAGTCTGGAAAAATTATTCTACCGATTTAGAATACTACGCTGCTAACCCAGACGAAAAAGACGAAGAGGGTTTTGACTGGCCTTATGAAACCATGAACAAGCAATATGGGCAAATGCTTATTGGTGAAGTTAGCTTAGTTGTTGCCAGAGGTGGCGTAGGTAAATCTACTGTACTTAGTCACGTATCTGATTTTGTTCAAAATAAATATAAAGTTCCAGTTTTGATAGTTGACACTGAGATGCAGACTCACATGGTGCAGCATAGAGCTTTCGCAAGAAAATCTGGAGTGAACTCAAATAGACTCAGAAAAAACACTTGGTGGAAAAACGAGTCAGACAAGAAAAAAGTTTACAAAGCTTTTGATGATATAAACGAAGAAGAAAACCTTTACCATATTTATGTCGGTGGTAAGGATTTCTCTGAGATAGAAGCAATCATCGAAAACTTTTATTACACTGAAGTTGGTCACGGTAACCCATTCCTGCTTGTTTATGATTATATAAAATGCGATGGAAATTCCGTATCCGAACACAGAAAAGAATACCAAGTTCTTGGGGATATAGTTGATAAACTTGATAAAATGGCTAAAAGACTAAATTGCGCGATACTTTCAGCCGCTCAAGCCAATAGAACTGGAGACTCGTTTTCTAATAGAACTGGCGTAGCTGACGATACTACTGCAATAGGTGACTCAGACAGAATCCAAAGATACGGTGGGCAGATAGTCATACTTAGAAGAAAAATGCCAGACGAATTAATCCTGCACGAGTCCGTTGATGAGGAGGAAACCGACGAGCAAGAAATGGAGCAAAGAGTTCTAACTAACGCTAGTCAGTTGAGATTTGGCACACATATTTGGACCTGCGTAAAGGCTAGACACGGTGGTGAAGAAGGTCACGGTCATCTTGACTTAGTTGAAATAACACAAAGAAACGGGAAAACCGTAAGCTCTAATAATTTCATAAATATTACAATTGATAATTTTGATGTCATAGATAAAGGTGACGCTAGACACATGGAAAGAATGAGAAGCGAAAATCATGAAATACTTGACGATCAAGATATAGATATTGAAGACATCTTATAAGTGGATAGCTTAGTTGAAATTTTAAACAAGCTAGGTTATACGAACTTAAAAAGTTCTGGCCCAGTATTTAGAACGAGACCATTGTATAGAGACTCTGGTAACGATCAAATTCTATGCATATTTAAAGATACTGGTTATTTCAAAGATCATGGAAGAGATGAATTTAAAGGGCCACTTGAGGAGCTAGTTAGGTTGACTCTTAACCTAAAATCCCATAAAGAAGCATGTGAATGGTTAGGTGTAGGCTACAAAAAAATAAACTACTCTCCTGTTGAAAAAGTAAAATACGTAGAGCAGGATAAAATTTTTTCAAATGAAAATTTAAATTTAATTACCAGCAACCACCAATACTGGAATAAAAGAGGCATATCAAATGAAACCATGAACCTCTTTAAAAGCGGATTAGATAATGGAACTGAGGGTGGTAAAATGCAGAACAGATATGTATTCCCTATATTTGACAGCAAACACAACATAATTGGCATCTCTGGTAGAAAAATAGAAAAAGAATCAAAAAGACCCAAGTGGATTCATTATGGTAAAAAAAATAAATGGATTTACCCCGCGTTTATAAATACCGATAGTATAAAATCTAAAAGCGAAATAATCCTTGTGGAAAGCATAGGCGACATGCTATCTTTATGGGAAGCTGGAATCACAAACTGCATAGTTCTTTTTGGTGTCAATTTAAGTGACTCTATACTGTTTTATATTCTAGGGCTAAGAGTTGAAAAAATTATTATCGCTTTAAATAACGATGGCGAGAATAAAGCTGGGAATACTGCGGCTAAAAAAATATTAGAAGATTTAAAATATTATTTTGATGAGTCACGCATAAGCATCGCGCTACCTGAAAAAAACGATTTTAACGAAATGACTAAAACAGAAATTTTAAGGTGGAGGGAAAATGTCTAAAGAACACATATTATCTGCGTCCAGAATAAAAACCTACGAAAGCTGCACTTGGAAATATTGGTGTGGCTACGTATTAAAGCTGCCGAAAACAAAAAACGACGGTAACGTCAGAGGTTCAGCTTGCCATTTGATTCTAGAGCTTTTACTGAATAAAAGACACAAGAAATATATTAAAAAAATAATTAAAGCAAGCACCATAAAAGCTGTCCCTTCTGTGGAAAGGCTAGTAAGAAAATCTTTAAGAAAGGAAGGAGAAGAGTTTTTCACTGAAGAAAATATAGAAATGTGTGACGACATGATAGTTGTTGGTCTAACTATCGATGATTTTCTTGGGGGTAAAGGCTCAACAATAGACAAGCCAGAGGAAGAGTTTTTTCTAGATACCGTTGAAGACCCTGATAAGCCTAGCTACAAAATGACGGGGTATATAGATAAACCAGTTCAATTTAAAAGAGATAAAAGACTCAAAATTATCGACTACAAAACCAACGCTAAACCTTTTGCGCCAGATGAAATAGACTACAACCCTCAAGCGTTCGCTTATTTACTAGCCGCGAAAAAAGTTTGGCCTAAGTTAACTGATACTTCTATCGAGTTTCATTTTTTAAGGTACCCAGAGAACCCCATAATTGAAATAAAATATACAGATGATCAACTTGAAGGCTTTGAGTATTATTTAGAGCATTTGTACAATCTATTCAACAATTACACGGAGAAAGATGCTACAAGTAATTTCGCGAGAAATCGAGGATTCCCAGAGGATTCAGATAAAGAAGGGTTCGTTAAACGCCTGAATTGCGGATTTGCTGACTACGTGGGGCACAAAAAGAAAGATGGTAGCACTCGCTGGTTCTGTGAGTACAAGTTTGCTTACGACTACTATGCGGTAGTAGACGAAGAAGGAAACACGTTGTATAGCTCTAAAAATAAAAAAGACCTACAACCCAAAAGCGGTGAAAAAATA